TTTTAAAAGAGATAATTATATTTGCCAAATATGTCAATCTAAAAATAATCTTATTGTGCATCATATTGATGGAAATAATTGTTATTCTAAAAAACCTAATCATTCTTTGAATAATCTTATCACTTTGTGTAATAAATGTCATACTAAATTGCATAATCCTGTTTTAAAACGTTGGCATTAATTATATTATTATATTATTAATTATTAATTTCTAAATATATTCTTATGTAATTATTGTAGGTTGTGTAGGTATAGCCTCAGATTCAAGCACTTCAAGATTACGATCAATATTATTTATTCTAGCATCTATTTCCTCAGGCTTACTTTCAAGACTTAATGTAGTGTTAAAAAAGTTATAATTTATGCTTTTTATCTGCAATATCTGATTAAATGATTGTAAAATACTGAAATCCCACCTGGCCACATCCCAATCAACCTGATCCCATAAAGATCTTTCTAATTCTGATTGCGGTTCTAATACATGAACAACGTCGCCTGGCTTAAATGTTTCTATATCATATCCTTTTTCAGTATTAACCGAATCATCTAATACTGTAACTGTCATTTCAGATGTAGGATAACTATTTTCATTTAATACTTTATCCATCATTGCTTCAGCTGTTGCCTGTACGGAAACACGTGTATCTCTTTTTTGATAATGCCTTTCTTTCCAATCTGTAGCAGCATCAGAATATGTTTTCCTAAGATATAAATTTTCTTCAGTTACGCTGTCTACCGCACCTAAGAAAAATACATCAGAATAATATTCTTCCAATGATTTTTTAGCATTAACTGCACTTATATGTTTTCCTAAATATAATACATGACTTATAGTATCCCAATCAGCAGAATGAAGATGTAATAAATTATCAGGTGCTAAATACCAATACCAATAAGCTGGAGCTAATTCTAAACACTTTTTTATAGCATTATAATAAGTTATATAACTGAAAGTATAAGTTACAGAATCAGATACATCATCAATAGATGTAGCATTATATGTTACTACCCCATTATATAAATCTAATAGATTTTTTATAATATCTGATACAGGAGTTGTAGAATAGGTTACTGTTGTATTATCACTTGCATCCTCAACTAAACGATCTTGCAATGTTACTGATTGAGAATAAAGATTTATTTTTATATATTGCTCTCCAGTTTTACTTATTATTGGTTCATAACTTAATATAATGCCATCATATATTTTAACTCCTTCAGCACCATTTTCATCTAAAATATATGTTTGCACTCTATTAAAAAAACGAACATCTACGTTTTCACCAAAGTTATTTATCGGTCTAGCAAGCTTAACACTCATATTACCCATGCCAGAATTTATAGACCATGTAAAAGAAGGAACATTCATTACTTCCTTTTCAGGACACCAAGAAGTTAAATATGTTCCAGCTCTGTTATAAACTTTATGAACAAAGCTTTTGCCCGTTAATTTGTTTCCTAGAATAGACATATCTTATAAAAATAACGGATAATAAATGAGCTTTAACGTTACGTTTGCTGCATCTGCTCTTAGTTCAACTGCAAAATGATTTCCACCAACTACAAATTCAGGAAAGAATCCTTCATAATCATGTGCTTTTCCATTTAAAGTTACAGTATAATCAGCAGTATTTATAATCAATACATCAGCAGCAGTATACGAAGCTTCAACCGCAATCGTACCATTGGTCACAACATTTCTAAAAGAAATTTTACTTAAATCAGTTTCTGAATTTACAGTACATTTAATAATTGGCATAGGTCGTCTTGTACCCAAAAATACTGGATATCCTTCTACTGTACCCGTGCCTGTAACTACTAAAGCGTATTCCGCAGTAGCAGTATCTATAGCTTTACCAAAAGGAGGATTAGAACAAATAAATGTAGCATCCCAATTAGCAAACGTTAAATTATAATGGCTGCGTTCAATTGTATAATTACTGCAAGAAGAAATATATCTACGAGTACCACTTTTATATTCAATATCTAAATCTTTTTCTTGTCTATTTAAAAGTTCCTTTAAGGTATCAATATTAGCTTCAAGATCATCGCAATCATTACCAAAAACAGTTCCTCTAAGTGTAATCGTTTTAGGAGCAAAAGTTTCTGCTACAAGTTTACCTCCATCGCCTTTACCAAGACGTTGGATATTAAGTTCACGAGAATCCATGCTTTCATGGAAAATCGTTTGTGTTTTGTAAGTTGTAGTGTTTTGAAGGCTTACGCCATCAAATGTAATTGTTCTTCTTCCTGGCATTTTATGTTCCTAATGATTGATTAACTAAATCTCTATTTAATGATTGTTTTACTATATTTACTAATGTATCTAAATCATTATCGCTTCTTACCACTGGATTATTAAAATTAACTGAAATATTACTAGAAGCTGCTTCCATAACAGGTTGTGTTATTTTAGTATCGTTCTTTATTTGCATTCCTTCTAAAAATCCTTGTATTGTTTGTTTACCAAATTCTTCAAATACTTTAGATGGTGATGATATTCCTAAAGCATCTTTAATTGTATTTTTAATAGAATCAGCTAGACTTTGAGCCATATAAATAAGTTCATCTTTTTTTGCATTAAATCCATTAATCATTCCTTGTATAATATTCCATCCCCAATCATAAGCAGAATTAACTAAATTTTGATATATGGTATTTATTTGAGATACAAATGTATTTATTTGAGAGATAAATTCATTTAATCTATTTCCAATTGTATTAAAAATATTATCTACTGTGCTTCCTAAATCTTTGAAAAATTCTCCTACTTCTATAATTGCGTTACGTAATTTGCCAGCCCAATCAATAAATAATGATATAGTTCTAATAGCAACATCTAAAGAAGTCATGAACAATCCTAAAGCAACAACTAATGTTGCTCCCACTACTTTTGCCAGATCTATAAACAGATCTTTATTTTCTATTATTGTCGGTAATAAATTATATTTAAATTGAAAGACAATGTCTTCCCATAACATTTTAAATGAATCAATAATGCCAGTGCTTTCGTTTATCTTATCTACCCATTCTACTAAATATCTATTATTGTCATTTACTTCTCCACCTAATAATTCAAGTACTCCAAGTAAAAAATTTCCCGCATCTTTCATGGCAGTAAAAATACCTTCTGTTTGTTCACCTTCAGCATTCATTCCAACCATTTCACGAATTAATATACCAAATTTATCTTTTATATTTTCAATAATACCAGGTAATGTTGATGATTGTTTGAACATTAAATCTTCAAACTTACCACCCTCACTAGTCATATCCATAAAGGCTTGACGAACATCCTCAAATCCAATTTCTCCAGCACTTGTCATTTCTTTAATTGCATCTTCAGATACACCTAAGGTATCAGCTAATTGAGCAATTATAGGAATACCATTTCTAGCAAAATCTTTTAATTCAACACCAGTTAATTTACCTTGTGTTGCTACCTGACCAAAGTTATATGCGATACGAGTGAAATCAGCGTCCGTTCCTGCTGTTACATCACCTAATGCTTTTAATACAGGAATCATATCATCTTCCGTTGCTGCCCCCATAGCTAACAATTGTTTAGCCGCATTTTGTACACCAGGTAAATCGAATGGTGTACGAGCAGCAAAGTCCGTTAAATCTTTTAACAATTGACCAGCAGTTTCAGCCGATCCAAGCATGGTTTCAAAAGCAATTTGTGTTTTCTCTAATTGACCAGCACTTATTAATGCTTCTTTTCCAATAACAGCAATACCAGCAACGGCTGCTGCAGCTGCAGCTGTTCCCAATGCAGCAAAAGATTTTCCAAGTGTGCTCATTTTTGAGCTTGCTTCATCCTTTGCTGAAATTACAATTTGTAATTCACTTGTTGCTGTAGCCATAATATAAATTAAGTAGTTCTTCTTCGAGAAGAAGCTTGTGACATTCTACTTTTCCTAGCAGACGCACTAGCCTCTTCTTGCATTCTTATTTCGATTGCTTCAATTATTGATTCAGGTTGCGACATATACTGATTATAATCCCAACCCATATATTTACATATTTCTATTATTCTCATTTCTTCATTAAGTTCACATCTTCCAGAATTAAATAATTGAAAATATCTATTCGCTATTTCTTCACTTTTTTTTTATCACCTTGCTGCACAATATTAATTTGTTCAAGTACATATTCATAATCAGTTACTTTCATATTTAATATTGCATCAAGTTTGTTTTCTGTTTTACCATTAACTGAATGTACTAATAATTCTATTGCTTTATCATTAGCACGATTCATAACAGATCCGTCAAAGTTATCAGCTTTGATTCTTGCTTCATCAGTTCCATTAATTGATAATTTTGCTGAAGACAGAAAAATATTAGTTATCTCTCTTTTTTCACGACCTGTAAGATAAGTATAGATTTTAACCTCTACACCATCTTCAGGAGTTTCGATTGTTTTAATTTCCCTCTGTACTGTGTTTTCTAAATTATTTGTCATAATCGTTGGTTAGACTGGGACAGGGGTGACCAACGAACACCCCAGCCCAGTCTATATTATTTAATTAATTTTTATACGTAACTTGTCGCTTCATTAGTTAAGACAGCGTTGTAAATAATGTTTTCACTATTTGCCACGTCTCTTAATGCCTTAAAGCTAACTGTTTGTGTTGAGATATCATTTAAACTTGTATCTCTGCTCCAATCAAAGAAATAAACTCTAGGCATAGTAAATTGCAAGCGAGGATTTGATGTTGCACCAATTGTTACAGATTGATTTAATAAATCAATAGACATCGCTCTATAAGTATTATTAATCATGTAATCTCTCTTTGTTCGATCTTCACTATCTAATGTAATTACACCTTCTAGTCCAAATTGTTGATTGAACAAATCATCAGGTTCTACTGTTCCAAGTACCATGCTGCGTAATAAATTCTTAGAGAATGTTATACTTAATGACTTGATTGGAATAGCAGTAGCAGCAGCTAAATCAGCACGTGCCGCAGCTAATTTAAATGCAAGATCAGTAGCTCTAAATTTATTTTCAACAGTAAAAGATTCAGTCTGATTAGTAAATTTATCACCAGGTCGTGACATGAAAGTAGCACTGAATGTTGCTAATCCACCAACTTCCAAGTTTAGAGTTAAACTATCAAGCATTACTAAAGGAAATAAATAATCTCCTTCTCCTGCATCACTTCCAATAGGATCAGAAATTAAGAATGATAATGATTGATGATTATTTGTTTGAGCTAAAGTAAAGGTATGATTATATGCTGTTGTTTCAGCAACTGCAGATGCACAAGTGCCTAACATTGCATATAAAAATAAACCAAAACTTTTATCTCTGATTTCTGCCTCTACATCACCTTCGCCCCAGCGTTCTGTTACGAAAGATGCATCAGCATCATCAATTACACCTAAAGATTCTTCCTCTAGATGTTTATTAACCTTATCATCAAAGGTTAAAGAAGTTCTAGGAACCCAGTATTGAGGGACACGACCTAGTCCTCTGGTAACTTCCCTAGCAACTCCGAGCGTTATTCTTCGTCCAATGTGTTGTGTAGCCATATTGTTTTTTTAATTATCTATTTAATTAATTAATCACTAGATGTTACGGAAACTCTACAATTAAGTTCTATTTCCGCAGCTATTAAATCCTTTTCATCTACTTGCCCCCACCCAGCAAATACTGGATTTACCATAAGAAATACAGTTCCTACTGGCATTGATATTGGTGTACCATTCTCAAACACTCTATCTTGTGAAAATTCATCCATTACTTTATCTGACAATTCATATAATGCGTCAATTGCATTTTCCACTCCACCTGGTTTTATAGGATAATATAATGTCAACATAAACTTATACGATCTTTCGTCTTCATCAGTTGTTTCAAATGCTACTTCTCCAGGTATAGGAATTACCGTAACCGCAGGATAGTTTTTAAATTCCTGCTTAGGATACATAAAAAATTCAGCGATCTCAGCAACATTCCCGAGATTTACTTCTATTCTGTCTTTTAATGTTTCATAAACAGTTGCCATAGTCTTATATTACTTTTACTGCTAATTCTTTAACCATTGCATTTAATGCTTTTTTAAAATTATCTTCTACTGTTCTAACACTCTTTTCAGCTCCTTCTTTCATAAATCGTCTAACAGTATGTGGATTTCTAGGTGGCGTTGTTAATGGCCAGCGTCTAGTTCCTTCATGCACATATATTCCATAACTAGAAATATTACTTAATTTACCACGCATATCTCTTAATTGTGTTCTGAAACTATTTCTCAATTTCCCTGTATCAATCGGAGTAATTGGTTTAGTTACTCTCTCAATATCGAAGATAGATGCAGCAATAGCCTTATTAGCCCGTTTCTTTCCAGTAATGCCAAATGATTCGAACTTTACTAATTGTTCTCGCAGTCCTTTTATTTGTATGACTACATCATCTGCCATTATGGTGTTCCCCTGTATTCGTTATTAATATTTAAAATAATTTCTTTATGCTCATTAATAGCTATTCCTTCTCCTCTAACAGAAACTCCTACAACATCATAAGTATAATCATCAGATATCACCATATCTCCTTCATTTATATTTGTAGAAATATCAACCCATGCTTTATGTGTTGCCGCTGCCACACCATAAACTTGTAATACGTCAACATCATCAATTCGTTGTATATGTGCATCAACAGTTCCAGTAGATACCATTACTTTCTTAAAACCACCAGCACTTTCTAATCTTTTTATTACAATGGATTTATTAAAAAAATGTTGTATTGCCATATTAAAATGACGGTGGCCGTCTATAAAAACTTAATATTTGCTGTAGCTCAGTATCCATTGAAACCTCTTTACGATAAGTAACAGAATATTCACCTATACGCTCAGAAGCTACATCATCACTTCCTTTTCTTTGATTAAAAGCAGTAGTAGTTAATTTCCACATTGCATATTCCAAATCACCAGCTCCCACATCTTCAAGATATGTTCCTGTTACTGCATCGAAAGCTAATCCAGCAGTGTATGTAGCACGATAATATTGCGGATATCGACTAAAATTAGGCGTATAATACACAGTATTAGTCCACCCATCATATATATTGGATGAAATAATAATTATACCTTCAGTTAATTTCACAAAATAATCTTCTGATTCTAATGTCGTCCATGAACTTTCATTTTTTGTAGTATCTCTTTTTTGTAAACTTGTAAAAGTTGTTACAGGAAATTGTTTAAGAAGTAATTGGCTAGATCCAGTTCCATCATAAACTTCATTTGTGTATACCGTAGATATAAATCTTCGATCACAATAACGTTCTATAAAATCAGTAGTAGAATTTATTAAAGAAGTTAATATGGTATCATAATCACTAGAAGTTATTCCCATAAACTCTTTTTGTCTAGCTAAGCTAGTTAATGCATAACTGGATATAGGCATATTTATTTTTTATCCTTAGATTTTTTTTGCGTCAATTTCGTCATATATACTGCTCCGCGTTTCTTACATTTATTATAAATATCTTTAGATTTCAACATTTTATTTTTATAAAATTCAGCAATATTTGGAACTAACATATTATTTAATATTAATTACTTATAAATTTATATTACCCCTAGATATTTATTTATTGAATGATGGCCCTTAATATCTGCTATTGCCACTTTATCTCCTGCGTCTAAATCAAAAATTATATATTTTCCAGTCGTTATCGTGGTATCTGTAAAAGGGTTAGTACCAGAAACTGACGGATTAACTAAGGTATAGCTATCCCCAAAACTACCTCCTTTGATGTACGTGCTAAATTCTCCTGCTAAACTTCTTGTAACTTTGAACCCATACCAAGTAGCAAAGTTAATATAACTTGCGGCTGTAATAAAACTATTTGCGGGAGTTCCTGCTGTTGATTCTCTGAATCTAATAGATTCGTTTGTTTCAAGTGAAATTGTGTAGCAATCTTGTCCAGCAACACTTTCGTTTCCAATCTCATCACTAATAAATTGAACATTTGAAAGGTTAGCATCCTTATCTTTGTATATCCACCATTTCCACGTTCCATAAGCAGCTTCTGATTGATTCAAGTTTAAGACACCAAATGGAGCATAAATAACACCAGCAGTAACACACTCAAACACCTTTACCTTATTTCCATTAATCGTATCTGTACTTATTTTCCAAGTTCCTGAGGTAATTTGAAAATCAGTATCACTTAATTGCCCTGCCGTTAAATTAGAGATAGTTACTGGCGTTCCCCAGTTTGTAGCGTATTGCACTTGATTATTAGCTCCGATATTGTCCATTGTCTTGCTTCTTGGTTTTGATGGCCACCTCATTGTATCGGGATGTGTTTCAGTATATAGCTCGTTAATATCTGTCTGAGTTAAAATTCCAGGATACCAACCAACACAGGCAATAGAACCTTTCATATAAGCGGTACTAGCACTGCCGAATCTACCTATGGCAAAGTCTCCTGTGTTATCAAGATTTCCAACCGCAGCGATAGAATCACTATCCTCAGCTACTTTGTCCACATATATTATTTGATTGCCGTCTCTGTCAAAAGTTCCAACCAAGAAATGCCAAGCACCATTATTTATATTCGTTGTGCCTACACTTTGAATATTCGCTCCAACCCCATCATTAAGTCTAATCAACGCTTTGCTACTTGTAACGCTTAATCTATACAATGGAGCTGACCCTAATGTTTTTGCAAGGATGTCGCAATTAGCCTGTGTTCTCGCCCACGCAAAAAATGAAAAATCCTGAGAAGCACCAACATCAAGAACATCGCCAAAGGAAACATAATCACTATCATCAGAATCAAGTTTTATACCCTCCTTGATAAATTCGGGAGTATTGGTCAGTGTTCCATTAACAGCGTTGAAACCCAAATCATCAGCAGTCCCGCTGCGGAAATCCCAGTATCTTAGATTGTTCG